TTCGCTAGGCGTTCACCCTGTGTTACCCACTTATTCACCGGGTGGCATTAAAACAGGGTTGCTGCCACCGGAATCGACCTGTAAAAAGTAGTCATCTTCGATAGGTGCGACCGCAGAGAGCGGCAGGCACCACACACCAAACCCGGCCATTGCGCCGGGTTTTTGCGTTCATGGGGTAGGCGATGACAAGCGAGCAGCAAGCACTGGCAGAAATGCCGATCTGGTTAGTGATCGTCCTGGCCCTGGTCGGCGGCGTATCGGGGGAGATGTGGCGTGCGGACAAGGACGGGGCGCGTGGCTGGGCGTTGTTGCGCAGGCTCGCGCTTCGGTCAGGTGCCTGCATTGTCTGCGGGGTGACGGCGATGATGCTGATGATCGCTGCCGGCATGTCGCTCTGGACGGCGGGCGCCTTGGGATGCCTGACGGCGATGGCCGGCGCGGATGTGGCCATCGGGTTGTACGAACGATGGGCCGCCAAGCGGCTTGGCGTGTGCGATGCCCCGCCGAATGGCGGCGGACAGGTCTGAAATCGCCGGGGACCCTGGGGTTATCCGGTGGGTACGGGGTCGGAAACCCGCGGCTTTTCGTTAGTGGCTGGGTTTGAAAGTTAGTTGACCTCAGTTGACTGGTTGACCAGTTGACCGGGCTTGGAAATAGGAGGCTGCATGGCGTTTCTGACACGTAAGGAATATGGCGAGCTCAAGGGCTGGTCCAAGCAGCACATCAGCAAATTAGTACTCAATAATCGGTTGGTGTTGGATGAGGCAGGGCGGATCGATGTTGATGCCAGCGAGCAATTCCTGGCGATGACGCGTGACCCCAGTAAGGTCGGGGTGAGTATCCGTCACGCTCATGACAAGCAACGCACGGGTCTCGTTGCCCCAGCACTTTCATCGCAGCCCGCTCAAGTTTCGCCGCCGGCCATTCCAGATTATCAACGCTCTCGCGCGCGACGTGAACATGCCCAGGCAGAGCAGATTGAAAGCCAAGTACGCAAAGAGAACGGTTCTTTGGTTGAGGCTGAAGTCGTTGATAAAGCCGCCTTCGAGGCCGGTCGCATGCTGCGTGATCTCCTCCTCGGTATGCCGCCGCAGATTGCATCGGAATTGGTTACGATGACCGATCCCTGGGAAATCGAGAAACACCTGACGGCAGCTATTCGCAGAACCCTCGAAGACGCTGAGCGTATGTCTGCCAGCGATCTTTCCCGAGCACTATCCACAAAGAGCTGACTCTTATGCACTTCCCCTACGCAGACGGAGCAGAGGTTTACCGTGTTGCGTATTTTCGTGGCTTGCGCCCTGATCCAGATCTTTGGGTTGATGAATGGGCGGATGAATACATGCGAATTCCGCGCAGTGTCGGTGCCGCTGAGCCAGGCCAGTACCGAACCTCTCGAACGCCGTATGCCCGTGAGCCCATGCGTTGTCTATCTCCAGCTCACCCGTGTAAGCGAGTGGTCACCATGGTGGCTTCGCAGCTGATGAAAACGCAGATCGCGCTGAACTGGATCGGCGCGTTGATTCACATGTCGCCGTCGAACATTTTGACGCTGCTGCCCACGCTCAAACTGGCGTCACGCGTTTCGTCACGAATCAGCAAAACGATAGATGCAACGCCGGTTCTACGTGAAAGGGTGGCTGCGCCACGCTCGCGTGATGCGAAGAACACCCAGGACACCAAAGAGTTTGAGGGCGGTACGCTTTACGCGGTGACTGCTGGCTCAGCGGCCAACTTGGCTGAACTGGCCGCTCGTTTTATCTATGGCGATGAGATCGACCGTTGGGAGGTCGATGTGGGCAATGAAGGTGACCCGGTGAAACTGGCTGAGATCCGGGGGAGTACGTTTGGCAGGAAGGCCAAGTTTTACTTCTCCAGCTCACCGACACTTAAAGGTGCATCGCGCATCGCCGATCTTTTCGCCATGAGCGACCAGCGTTACTACTACGTCCCATGTCCTCATTGTCACCATATGCAAGTGCTGGAGTGGGAAAACCTCAAGTACACCGAGGACTACAGCCGGATTGAATACCTGTGCAGTGGCCCTGATTGCGGAGCGCTGATTGAAGAGCATCACAAGGGCGAAATGCTCGCCAGAGGCGAATGGCGTTCGCATGCTGAAGGGGATGGTGAAACTGTAGGTTTTCATCTCAATGCACTTTATGCACCGCTGGGTTGGACGAGTTGGTTGTCGATGGCCAAGGATTACGACGAAGCCGTTATCAAACAAGCCAGTGGTGACCTTGAAGCCATGCAGGTGTTTTTCAACACACGGCTTGCAAAGGTTTGGGACAGTACTCAAGAGCAGACCAAGGCTAGTGTGTTGCAGGCTCGTGCACTGCAAGAAGATTACGTGTTGGGCTCTGTACCTAGCGGAGCATTGATGCTCACGGCATCGGTCGATGTCCAAGCCAACCGACTTGAGTTCATGGTCATGGGCTGGGGTGTCGGGATGGAGCGTTGGATCATCGACCACCAGGTGATCATGGGTAATCCTTCGGATGAGCAGACTTGGTCTGCACTGGATGAAAAACTGAAGGCGCGTTATTGGCATCCCTGTGGGGTTGGATTGACGATTCTGGCAACCGCCGTCGACACGGGTGGCCACCACACCAATGATGTTTATCAGTTTTGCCGCGTCCGCCGCTGGCGCAATGTCTTCGCTATTAAGGGCGCGAGCAAGCCCGGGAAACCTCCGATTGCCCAACGGCCTTCGATGGTCGACGTGACTTGGCGAGGCCAGACCGAACGTAATGGTGCCGAGTTGTGGTTCGTCGGTTCCGACACTGCGAAGGATTGGATTTACAACCGATACCCGTTCGAATCCGGGCCGGGTGCATTGCACTTTGCCAAAGATCTGCCGGAAGATTTTTTTGCCCAATGCGTGGCCGAGCGCCGCATTACTCGCTATGTGAAAAATAAGCCGGTTACCGAATGGATCAAAGGTAAGTCTGAGCGCAACGAAGCATTAGACCTGATGGTGTATTGCCTAGCGATGGCGCACTACTTGGGGCTGGATCGATACAAGGAACGCGATTGGGATCGTGTGGCTCAGGCACTAGCGCAATCTGAGTTGTTTGCCGACAAAGTCAGCTCCAGCAGTTCTGTCGAAGTTCAGGAAGTTGAAACCACTGATGCGCTTCCAGCGCTCAAGTTAGCTCCACAGCCTATCGCTCCGGACGTGCCATCGCGACCGGCAGCACCACCCCCTCAACGCCGCAGCTCCACCAGCGGTTACCTGAAGAGACGCTGATATGTCCTTTACCCAAAAGCACCTCGACGCGGTTGAGGCGGCCATCGCACGCGGTGAAAAAGTCGTGCGCTACACCGACCGCACCGTGGAATACCGCACCGTCGACGAACTGCTCAAGGCTCGCGAAGAAATTCGCACCTCGTTGATCAGTGCAGCCGGGCCACGCTCCCGCGTGGTTCGGTTGTACCACGGAGGCAAAGGACTCTAATGGCCCGCTATCCGACGCTCACCCGTAACGGATTCGTGTTGCCGTCGAATATCAAAGCCAGTTACGAAGGCGCCGGGGAGGGCCGACGATCCACTGGCTGGGATGCTCCCGACAACGGAATCAACAGCATCAACACCCCGGCGCTGCGCAACCTGCGATCGCGTTCACGGGCAGCGGTTCGCAACGACCCGTATGCCTACAACGTAATCGACAAACGTGTCAGTAACCTTATCGGCACTGGCATCACACCAAGGCCAAAAACTGACGACGAAGCCCTGCGCAAACTGCTGCAGGAACTCTGGGACGATTGGGTCGACGAGTCGGACGCCGATGAGCGCACCGACTTTAACGGCCAGCAGGCTCTGGTCGCGCGCACGGTGGAAACATCGGGCGAATGTTTTATCCGGCTGCGCCCGCGTGGTCTGGACGAAGGTCTCGCGGTGCCGTTGCAGTTGCAGATCCTGGCGCCCGAGTTTGTCCCTCACGACAAGTTCGAAACCACTCGCGACGGCAATTTCATCCGCGCCGGGATCGAGTTCACCCCGGGTGGCAAGCGCGTGGCGTACTGGATGTACCTCTCGCACCCGCGTGATGCTTCTTCGCTGAATGCCGGT